GCTTATGTTTCTAATAACGCAACTTTAACTAATAATACTACTAGTTCAAGCGATGTTTCTTTAACTAAAATTGATCGTTCAGCTTATGCGGCTTTAGCGGGTAAAGGTACTCAATCTCAACCTTCCCAATATTTCATCGATCGACAAGGAGTGGATCCAACAGCACCACAAATTTATTTATATCCGAGTCCTGATAAAACTACTTATACTTATTTAAAATATTATGCCATTAAAAGAGTCGAGGATGCCGGAGCTTATACCGATGATCCTGACGCACCGAATAGATTTCTGCCTGCCTTATGTGCAGGAGTGGCTTTTCAACTGTCGCTTAAAAGAGCCCCTGACAGAATGCAGGCTTTAAAATTATTATACGAAGATTCAATGCAACGAGCTTTAACAGAGGATGGTACACGAACCAGTACTTACATTTCTCCACAAGCTTACTATCCAACGGTGTCATAATGGGAACATGGGCAACAGGCAAATACGCAATGAGAATTTCAGATCGTTCTGGAATGGCGTTTCCTTATCGGGAAATGGTCAAGGAATGGACGGGTGCATGGGTGCATGTTTCGGAATATACACCTAAACAGCCACAGTTAAATCCACCTTATCACCGAGCGGATGCAGTGGCATTACAACATCCTAAACCGCAACATAAATCAGGAATTATAGTAAATTTAGGTCCTCAGTATTGGCCCGGACAATTTTATACAACCAGTCATGTATCTGTAAATAATGATGGTGTTGTTACAGGAGCAGCAAGCATGATGCCTGCCGAAAGTCCTTTAACAATGAATAATCAACGGGAAGCTACAATTAAGCTTGGCACCGTAACAGTGAGCATTACCTAATGGCATTAACTTACGCACAATTACTCACTAAGGTTAGAGACTATACAGAAGTTGATAGCACAGTTTTGAGTGATTCTATCATTGACGGATTTATTCTTGATGCAGAAGCTACAATTTATCGAGAAGTCGATGGGGATTATTGTAGAGAACAATCGACTTCTAATTTCGTAGCATCTAATCGTTATGTTCAATTACCTGATAATTTATTGATTGTTAGATCCATGCAACATATTACTTCAGGAGGAACACGAACTTTTTTAGATAGAAGAGACACTAGCTTTATGTCGGAATATAATTCCACAGACGCGACGGGGACTCCTAAATATTATGCAATGTGGCATCGAACTAACAATATTCAATATGCAATTGTGGCTCCTATTCCAAGTGCCGCGGACACGGTTCAAGTAAATTATATTAAATATCCTGAACATTTATATAGTTCGGATGATGCAGCTACCATTCCTAACAAGCAAACCGCTACTTACCTAAGCACAAAAGCTTCAGAATTGCTTTTTTATGCTACCATGGTTGAAGCTTATGGCTATCTAAAAGGACCTATGGATATGTACAAGCTCTATCAAGACAAGTATAATAAAGAAATAACGGCTTTTGCATTAGAACAAACAGGCAGAAGAAGACGTGGCGAATATACAGATGGAACATTAAGAATTCCAGTTGCGTCACCTTCACCTGAACAATGGAGAAACTTAAAATAAAATTATTAAGGAGATAATTATGGCAATAACACAAGCAGTCTGCGCGTCATTTAAAAAACAATTATTAGATGGTGTGCACGACTTAGATACTGGAGGAAATGTATTTAAATTAGCTTTATACACCTCTGCAGCAACTATCAATGCGGCAACAGCTTCCTATACAACAGGGAGTGAAGTTGGGGCTTCAGGAACATATGCTGCTAAAGGAGGCGTATTAGCTGGTCAAGCAACTTCGCTTGTAGCAACAACTGCATTTGTAGATTTTTCAGACCGGTCATGGACTGGTGTAACAATCACAGCAAGAGGTGCCTTACTTTACAATTCAACACAGGCTAGAAAAGCTGTATGTGCTTTAGATTTTGGGGCAGATAAAACTGCAACATCTGGAACATTTACAGTTCAATTTCCAGCGGCAACATCTACTACTGCGATATTAAGAATAGCTTAATAGGAGGTTTAAGGCGCTATGGCCGAGAGAACAGTTACTGTTACCGTAGCGTCAGGAACCCTCTATGTCGTTGGTGGAACAGGCAGCTCATATTATCTAGATGGTACAAGACCAGGAGACTTTACTGTTGACTGGATTGAAGATGGAACTATTCGATTTGAACAATCAGGTTCTTCCAATGATGGCCATCCATTAATTTTTTCTACTTCAAATAGTTCTACACTTGGAACTATGCAAGCTGGAATTATTTCTTCCGGCGTCACTTATTATTTAGACGGATCTAGTAATCAATCCGATTACACAAATACAACAACTTTTAACGCGGCTACCACTCGATATATCGAGATAGCTCCAGCTTCTCAAACTGATTTTTATTTTGCATGCTGGGTTCATGGAATAGGTATGGGTGGTATCATGGATATCACTCAAGGTACGTGGGGTGCATTAAGCTGGAGTGATAATGCCTGGGGTACTAGCAATAATGTTATTAATGCGACTGCCCAAGTTCTTACAGTTTCTACAGGAACCGTTGAAGCTTTCAACCTTACAGGTTGGGGGCGTCGTGGTTGGGGCGACTATGAATGGGGAGATTCTGGATTAACAGTTTCTATATCTGTTACAGGACTCACGACTCTCGCAACTTCCACAGGTACTGTATCTATTACAGCTGAACTTAATTCCGGATGGGGAAGAGCTGGCTACGGCGAAGATGGCTGGGGCATTCAAGGAGATGTTCTTCTTACTGGTCAATCATTAAGTTTTCTTCAAGGAACTTTAACAGTTACTACCGATGTAACCCAAGGTTGGGGACGACAATCATGGGGTGCTGGTGCTTGGGGTATGCCAGGTGTAGTTGCTGTTATTACAGGATTTGGTCTTGCTACAACTTTAGGAACAGAAACTGTTACTGGAGATGCACTCGTTATCCCAACTGGTATTTCATTAACAACAAGTTTAGGAAATGAAAGCGCTGTTGCCGATGTAGTTGTATCTGTAACTGGACAATCTATAGCAACGTCTACAGGCACTCTATCCATGGCATTTGGCGTTCCTGTTACTGGCCAAGTTTTAACAACTAATATTGGTGAAGGATGGGGAGCTAGTACTTGGGATTCTGGTGTATGGGGAGGCGTTGTAGAAGTTTTAATCAGCCCAATCATAATTCCAACAGGACAAGTTATAGCTACAGCACTTGGAACCGAAACTGTAACTGGAGACGCAATCATTACCTTAAGTGGTAATTCAATAACTACAGCCCTTGGAACTGAAACTATTTCGATTAGCATAATAGCTAGTCCTACAGGCCAAGCTCTAGCTAGTAGTTTAGGTTCTGCAACCGTTACTACAGAAGTTAATGTAGGTTGGGGAAGACAAACTTGGGGTTATGGCCAATGGGGAGATGCAGGTATAGCAGTCGCTCTAACTGGACAAGCTCTCGCTCTTTCTCTAGGTAATGAAAGTACTAAAATTGATGTAGATGTTACTGCAACAGCTCTTAGCTTAACTACAAGTATGGGAACTGCAGTGGCAGGAGCTAGTGCCGAAGCACCTATAACAGGTCAAGTTATGACGGCTTATACAGGAACAATTTCTGCTACTATTTGGACTGAAATTGATCCAGGTGTCAGCATGGTATGGACAGAGATTGCTGCATAGCGTAAAATAAATAATTAATAGAATTTTAGGAGATTTATAATGGGTTATTCAACAGATATTAAACTAGACTTAATGACCACAGGCTCGAATTCGGGCACGTGGGGCACTAAGACTAATACAAATTTACAATTAATTGAAGAAGCAATATGCGGTTATGTTAGTGAAGACATAGCGGGTGGTGCAGGTACTACAGCTTTAGTTATAGCAGATGCCGCTTCATCAGGTAAAAATGCCAGAAATATGGTTATCAAACTTTCTGGTACAATTACTGGAAACAGAATTGTTACAGTTCCTACAGGATTAGAAAAGATATGGATTTTTTCTAATGAAACAAGTGGGGTTTATACTGTTCAATTAAAAGGCGCTTCAGATACAGGTTCAGGTTATACATTTAGCACAACTAATAAAGGCAAACGACTTCTGTACATGACAGGTACGGACATGGTTGATAGTGGATTTAGTTCTAGCGCTATAGATGCTGTTGTCGACGATACTACTCCACAATTAGGTGGAGATTTAGATGTTAATGGCAATGATATTGTTTCAGTTTCAAATGGCGATATTAATTTAGCGCCTAATGGAACGGGAGAAGTACAAGCAAGTGGTTCTGTAGTTAAAAACGCAGGGACAGAAACTATTTGGATTCCCGCACAAGCAATGTTTGGCACAACAACAAATGGAGCAGACGCACAAGCCGTTGAAACAACAGCTCTTCGACCTGAATTAAAGGTTTTAGATTTTGATGCATCTACTCGTGAAAATGCACAGTTTCCTATTGCAATGCCTAAATCATGGAATTTAGGTACAGTAACATATCAAGTTTTTTGGAGCCCAAGTAATACGAATACGGATAACTGTATTTTTGGTCTTGAAGGTGTCAGTTGTACCGAAGGTGATACAGCCGATGTAGTTTTTGGAACGGCTATAGAAGTTACAGACGCTGCAATTGGAACTGTAGAAGATGTGCAAATGACTGCAGTTAGTTCTGCAATGACAATTGCCGGATCTCCAGCTGACGATGATTATACATTTTTTCAAGTTTATAGAGATGCAGCCGATGGTAGTGATACTTTTACTGGCGATGCCAGATTAATGGGAATCAAATTATTCTATACTACTGACGCTGCTAACGACGCATAAGGAGAATAGAATATGAGAAAAATAGACCTTCCTTTAACTGTCGAAGGTAAAGGACAAAAAAATAAACAATCACATAGAGGTAAGTCTTTTGGTTATCAAGTTTTAGGATTTGGTGCTGGAGGAGCAGTTTCACAATTT